GCCATCACGGGCGCTGATTGGGCCTGTCTATGCGGCATCTTGAGCGCTCAAGACGTAACGCCAGCAATAGCTGGGGCCAGCGGGGCACGGTAAGGCGGTCTTCGGATACCCTGCCAGTCCGCAGCCGTGATGGTCAAGCGCGAATTGCTCACCGGATGGTGTGGCAGGACAAGTCCCTTCGCGCAGGACTGGGGGAACCCGGTTGCCATACAAGCAGGGTCAAGCCTGACGCGCATTCCGGCTGAAAGCGCCGGAGCCAAATACAGCGGATGAGAGAGCAAGTGAACTCGCGTGGCTCATAACCACGATGCGGCTGGGGCGTTACCAGCATCCGCAACCAACCCAAAACCCGCAGCGCAAGACCTTCACGGCCAGCGCCTCGCCATTCTCTCCAGGCGAACCAGCGCAAAAGCTGCGGCTCATTGCACATGGGCCAATGTGCATATCCCGGCACTCAAACCCCGGCAGATGCTCCCGCCAAGGACTCTGCCGGGGAGCCGGAAGCAAAGATTGTCAGTTGTCTCCTGGTTGTTTCAAAGCAGCCTTCAAGCCCGCCTCGTGCGGGTTTTTTTTCAGGGAAAAGAAGAATGACGGAACCTGTATCGCCAGCAGCCGTTACCGTAACAGTGGCTGCGGGCGGTGCGCCCGTAGTACTGGCGGCAACATTGCTCAACCCCAATCTGGCCGAATACGGCATTGTGGCCATGAGCGCGTTTGCCGCCGCACTGGTGCAGCTCAGTGCTCAATGTGGACTGACTCGCACACAGGGAGCGCTTTTGGTGTTCCGAATCCTGATGGTCAGTCTGGCCTTGACTGGAGCCGTGAGCTGGATGGTGCTGTCAGTGGTGACTCAGTATTTGGCCGCTGCCATGCCCGTCTCTTTTGCGCTCTCCATTGTCAGCTTTGCTTTGGGACTGGCAGATGGGAATTGGAAGGCAATCGGCTCATCAATAGGGGATTGGATTTTGCGTCTTCTCCCCGAGCGAAGAACATGAACATTTTCTTGCTCCCGTTTTGCGCTGCCATTGTGTATGCGTGCTTTTGCCGTCTCTTGAAAACGGACGCGACAGTCAAAAAGTCTGTGCGCTATGGCTTTGTTGCGCTGGCTGTGAGTGCTGTGGCGCTGGCCTACACCGCAACGATTTTGCAAGCGCACTTCATTGACGCCGCCCTCTCTATGGCTGGATCAATCCTGTGGGTACTGATCGCCACGTCAAGCAGTTGGCGTGATGGCATCCCCGAGCACTACCAGACGAGAAAATGACGCCCCAAGACCTTGCCCTTTGCACTGGCGCTCGAATTGACCGTGCCACCACATTCCTGCCATTCATCGAAAGTGCGATGGAAGAGTTTGGAATTGACACGCCGGAGCGCCAGGCCGCATTTCTCGCCCAGATCGGGCACGAGTCGGGTGGGCTGCACTGGTTGGTGGAGCTGTGGGGGCCGACCCTGCAGCAAGTCCACTACGAAGGCCGCAAGGATTTGGGCAACACCGAACATGGCGACGGCTACAAGTTCCGTGGGCGTGGCCTGATTCAGATCACGGGGCGGGCGAACTACAAGGCCTTGGGCGATGCCCTGGGCGTGGATTTGCTCGTCGAACCCGAACACTTGGGCGAACCCGCATTCGCAGCTCGCAGCGCCGCATGGTTCTGGAAAGAGTACGGCCTGAATGAGTTGGCCGACAGCGGCGACTTCGCCAGGATCACCTTGCGCATCAATGGCGGGGTGAATGGGCAGGCCGAGCGCGTAGCCCTGTGGGAAGGTGCAAAAGAGGTATTGGCGTGAACCCTCTGATGTGGCTCAACCCTGGCCGATGGCTCATCGTCATCGCTGCCGTCGCCTCTCTGGCCATCGGACTGATGGTGTGGGAGCAGAAGGTGGAGCAGGGCGGATACGACCGCGCCATGGCAGATGTCGCAAAAGTCACCGCCGTCGCCGCCCAAAAAGCCCGAGAGACAGAACAAGCGAACGCCCAGCGCCAGAAAGAAGCCCAAGATGCACAAGAAAAACGCACACAGACACTGCAAAGCGCTCTTGCTGAGCTGCGCATTGAGCGTGACAGCTTGCGCGACGACCTCGACGCCCGTAGCCGTGGACTGCCCCAGGATTCAGGAGCCGCCTGCACTCAGTACGCCTCTACCCTCAGTGGACTACTCAATCAGTGTGCAGCAGGACTTGAGAGCATGGCGGGAAAAGCTCAAGGCCACGTCAACGACATCAAAGTGATGGTGGAATCATGGCCCAAGAACTGATCCTGCGGAGCATGTCTGTCGAGGATTTGAGAGAGGGAAAGCGGGTCATTTTCGCCGGGGATGAATACGTGTTCATCGGGCGCACCCCTGAGAAGGATGTCGTTCTCGCATCGGAAATCAAACGCAAACCCAGCAAGCTCGGGGAGCGCTACGGAACAGTCCCATACCGAGACGTGATCTTGGCCAACCAGTCTCTATGCTTTGTGCGAGCCTAGATCATGGAAATTAAAACAATCAGGGCAACAAAGCCGGAATTTTTCGCGGGGAAAACGGGAAACTTCCACGAGTTGTTTGCTTGGAAGTGTAAGTGGCGCGGATGGCAGATCGGGCCGCATCCATTCGCAAAATGGCACGGCGTCAAGTGGTGGATTGGCTTGAACATCATCCCAATCAAAATGACGTGCCAGTCGCTTGTTAGAGACGAGAACGGCAATCGCATGACAGTGCCATACGTAAGATGGATCGGACTGCGCTTCAGTGGGAGAGTGGCATGGCCGAGAAGTCAGTGAAGCGCAAAGGCCGCCCACCTACTGAAGTGCCAAAGGACAGGACTGAAGAGATTTGCACTTGGATCGCAGAGGGCAACACACTGCGCGAATGGTGCAGACAACCCGGTAATCCGAGTTGGGTGACTGTCTATAACTGGCTGAAAAAAGACTCGGATTTCGCTTCACGCTTCGCGTACGCGAGGGATTTGGGAGCTGATGCCATTGCCGAAGAGGCGCTTCACATCGCTGACACCCAGCAAGTAGGCGTGCGAACTGAAGAGTCTGCTCAAGGCGTAAAGACTGTAACGGAAGACATGCTGGGTCACAGAAAGCTCCAGATTGAGACGCGGCTGAAGTTGCTGGCTAAGTGGAACCCGAAGAAATACGGCGACAAGCTGGCCCTCGGTGGCGCAGAAGACTTGCCACCGATCCAGAGCAAGACAGATGCGACAGTCAATCCGTCCGAAGCCTACCTGTCCATGCTGGGCAAGAAATAGCACTTTTCGCGCATGGAGCTGCTGAAAACGCGGAGTGCAACCGGAATGGATTGCACAAAATGAGCATTTCTGCTGATTTTGACTGGAAGAACCCGGATTACGCGCCGATCTACCGCGAGCGGATGAAACGGCTGGCGCGGCTGCGCGAGAAGCCGGAACTGCTGGCTGGTGTGAAAGAGTATTACGCGGACGGGCGTGTTGTGGAGTTCATCAACGACTGGGGCATGACGTTTGACCCCAGGGCGATTGAACTTGGGCGCGAGGCAACGATGCCGTTCCTGCTGTTCCCAAAACAGGAGGACTTTCTGCGCTGGCTGCTGGCACGCTGGCAGGGGCGTGAAGATGGGCTGACAGAGAAAAGCCGGGACATGGGGCTGTCGTGGCTCTGCGTGGGCTTTTCTGTGTGGATGTGGCTGTTCAAGCCTGGGGCGGTTGTCGGATTCGGTAGCCGGAAAGAGGAGTACGTTGACGATCTGGCAGACCCAAAGAGTCTGTTCTGGAAGATCCGCGCATTCGTGTCGCTGCTGCCGCCAGAGTTTGTGCCTGCGGGCTACAACGAGAAAAAGCATGCGCCGTTCATGAGCATCAAGAACCCGGAGAACGGGTCAGTGATTGTGGGCGAGGCCGGAGACAACATCGGGCGTGGCAACAGGACGAGCATCTACTTCAAGGACGAAAGCGCGTTCTACGAGCGGCCCAGCAAGATCGACGCGGCGCTGAGTCAGACATCGAATTGCAAGATCGACGTGAGCACGCCAAACGGCGAGGGCAATCCCTTCGCCATGAAGCGCAAGAGCGGGCGGATCCCCGTGTTCACGTTCCACTGGAAAGACGACCCGAGGAAAGACAAGGATTGGTACGAAAAGCAGTGCGCAACGCTTGATCCGGTGGTAGTGGCGCAGGAAATCGACATCAGCTATGCCGCATCCGTGGCGAACGCATGGGTTCCAGATGGATTCGTGCAAGACGCAATGAGTCGCGGCCCAGCAGACATCGAGGAACCTGGCCCGCTGAGAATGGGTGTTGACGTGGCCAGATTCGGCGACGACAAGACCGTGCTGACGCTGCGCGGACACAGAACCGTGTACCCGCAGATCGTCCGCGAGAAGCTGGACACCATGGCCGTCGCGGCTGTGGTCAAGGACTTCGTGCTCACGCACAACGACGGCAACAACGTCAAACACAAGATCGAGCAGATCGCGGTGGACGTGATTGGTGTTGGAGCGGGGGTGGTTGACCGGCTCATGGAGTTCCCAGAGCTGGCGAGCATCCAGATTGTCGGCGTGAACACCGCCATTCGGCAGGACGATGGCAGGAACTACAACCTCCGCGCCAAGCTGTGGCGGGAAATGAAGGACTGGATGGACCCGAGGAACGGCCCAGTCAGCATGCCAAACGACCGTGAGCTGCAGACAGACCTCACGAGCCTGCACTACGAATACCGGCAGAGCCTGTTGCTCATGGAGAGCAAGGACGATGCCAAGAAGCGCGGAATCAAAAGCCCTGACAGAGCGGACTCGCTGGCCCTGACATTCGCGGAGCCGGTGCAGGCCAGGTCGATGTATGCCCACGCGGCACGAAAGTCTGTGGGCGGATGGCGCAGGAAATAGAGGATTCGAGAGACATGCAAACACAACTGATTGGCCCGACCGGCCATCCCATGATCGCCTTTGGTGGCGAGCACAGCTACAAGCAGTTCGTCAAGGGCGATGTCGTGTGCTCGTTGCAGTGGATCAACGACGACCCCAGCATGTGCCTGTGGAAGTTGTCCGAGAGCATGCTGCACCGTGGCGCTTACGTCATCGGACTGAGCGCCCTGCACAAATACGTGGAGAGCAACGGCTTTCCGACGCGCTACATGCTGGCGAAGCTGCCTGAAATAGCGCAGCAAATCGGGTTTGAAGTGTCCAAGGACTCGTGCATGCGGATTGCCGACGTGATTGCGGACGCTGCCGAAGACCTGTGCCGCATGCCGCCCACGCCCGGGGACGTCCACGAGGCCAACAGGCCCGAATCTGTCGGTGAAATGCAGATCAAGTTGGGCGGCAAGATCATTCACGAGGCCGAAGTCTGATGAGCGAAATCACGAACGTCAGGGCAGAAAGCCCATTCGACGATCCGAGCCGCATGGGCTTCGAGCCTTCGGCCAAGACGCGCAAACGGGCAAAAAGCCGCCTCGAATCCGAGGAAATGCGCCGCAGTCACGGGCAATTGCTGTCGTGGTTCCACGAAGAGCGCGATGTCCAGAGCTTGAACCGCTACCAGATGGCGGTGGACGAGGACTACTTCGATGGTCTTCAGTGGTCCCCGGGAGATGCCCAGGATCTGATTGAGCGCGATCAGGCTCCGCTTGTGTTCAACAAGATCAAACCGACCATCGAATGGATCACGGGGACTGAGAAGCGGACCCGCATGGACTACAAGATCCTTCCCAGAGAAGAGCAGGACGAACAAGCCGCCGAGGTGAAGACCAAGATCCTGAAGTATCTGAGCGATGTCAACTCCAGCGCCTACGCGAAATCAGATGCGTTCCATGACGCTGTGGTGGCTGGCCTCGGCTGGATCGAGTGCGGCATCAACACGGACCCAGGCGAAGAACTCATTTTTGAGGGTTACGAGAGCTGGCGCAATGTGCTGCATGACAGCAAGGCGCTCAATCGCAACCTGACCGATGGGCGCTACCTGTTCCGCTGGAAGTGGCTCGATGAAGACGTGGCGTGCCAGCTCATTCCTGACCGCGCCTCCATCATCAAGTCATCTGCTCTGACTGCCGACGAGATTGCCGAGCGCGACGAAGACATCTGGTACATGGGAGCTCGGACCAACACCCAAGAAGAAGACCTGGGGCTGAATACTCGCTCGCGGAGCGTCAGGACATCGACAGAGGCCGGATTCAGCAAGCGCAAGCGCGTCAAGATCATTGAGGCATGGTACAAAGTTCCAGTCCAGTGCCAGGTGATGCGTGGCAGCGGCGTGTGCGACGGCGAAATCTACGATCCAAAGAACGAGAAGCATCAATCCGCCGTTGACGACGGCGCTGTCACTCTGTTCACGACCTCGTACATGCAGATGCGAGTGATGTTGATGACCGAATCCGACGTTCTGTACGAAAGCGAGACACCATATCGGCACAACGACTTCCCTCTGACCCCGATCTGGTGCTACCGGCGCAAGCGCGACGGCATGCCATACGGCAAGGTCCGGGACATCCGAGACGCGCAAGACGACTTCAACAAAAGGGCCAGTAAGGCCCTTTTCATTTTGTCCACTAACCAGATCGTGATGGATCACGATGCGGTCGATGCCAAAGACATCGAACTGTTGCGCCAAGAGGCTGCGCGGCCCGATGGCATCATGACAAAAAGGCGCGGGACAGAACTCAAACTGAATCAGGATAAGCAGCTCGCCGAAGAGCACCTGATGCTCATGGATCGTGATGCAAAGATGATCCAGGACGTGGCTGGCGTCACCGACGAGAACATGGGGCGCAAGTCCAATGCGACATCCGGCGTGGCCATCGAGCGCCGACAAGAGCAGGGCTCAGTCGTCACGTTCGGCATCTTCGACAACAAACTCTACGCTGACCAGCAGCACGGATCCAAGTTGCTGTCACTGATCGAGCAGTATTACACCTACCCAAAGGTGGTTCGCATCGTCGGCGACAAGAAGCCGATCGAGTGGGTTCCGATCAACCAGATCGACCCCCAGACCGGCGAGCGCATCAACGACATCACGGCCAGCAAGGCCGACTTCATTGTCAGCGAGCAGGACTACCGCTCCAGCTTGCGGGCGTCTGCCACTGAGCAGATGCTGGACATGCTCGGGAAGATCGCTCCGGTGATGCCACAAGCGGCAATGAACCTGTTGGACTTGATTGTGGAGATGTGGGACATCCCTAATCGAGAAGAGTTCGTAGCCCGCATTCGCAAGCTCAATGGGCAGACCGACCCGAGCAAGAAGCCGACTCCCGCAGAAATGCAGGCGCAGCAGCAGATGCAGGACCAGCAGCAGCGGGCGAATGAACTGAATCTGCAGACGCTGGAGCAGAACCTGGCCCTCCTGAAAGCCAAGGTCAAGGACACGGACGCGGCCCAGTTCGCCAAGCGCATTGACGGGCTGGCCAAGGCCATCGAGGCCGCAACCGCCGTGGCGCAAGTCCCCGCGATTACGCCCATCGCTGATGTGATAGCCCAAGGGGCCGGATACCAAGACCAGAGTGGGCAAGACCCAAACATCCCAACTGCCACAGCACCGGCCATGCCAGCAGTCAACCCAATGGCCACAGGAGCAATGCAATGAGAGCAATTTCCGTATCGGCTGAGTCAAAAAAGTGGCAGATCGAGCGCGACCTCGAAACCGTGATGGAAGCCGAGCGCATCAAAAAGGACAAGACGCGCATGGCCGCAGTCAAGAAGCTGGCCAAGGAAAAGGCCGAGCAGCTTGAAGAGACGCTGGACACCGAACCCGGCGACAAGGACTGATTTTTTAACTGGAGACTGATATGCCACCCGAAATCAATGACGATGACCTCAAAGGACTCTCTGAATCGGAACGCGCCGCGCTTGCCGCTGACGACGATACCGAAATCCTGAACGACCTGGCCGACGACGAGGACGACGACACACCCGAAGATGATGCGTCGAGCGCCAGCAAGGAAGCGCCAAGCGACTCCAACGAAGGAAATGACGCACCTCCCGCCAAGAATGTCCAAGAGAAAGCGGCGGCGGCAGAAGATGCCGACATTGACGAAGGCGATGAAGACCAGCCAGTGGTCATGCCGACGCTGAATGTCGAATCAGTTGAAGGCATTGACGAAAAGATCAAGGCTGCACGCCAAGAGCGTTCTGAGCTGCACACGAAGTTCGCCGAAGGCTTCATTTCTGAGAGCGAGTACCAAGATGCGCTGTCCCAAGTGGACGACAAGATCGACGACCTTCGCTCTTCAAAGAGCAAAGCCGAAATCAACCAAGGCATCCAAGAGGCCAACCAGAAGGCCATGCAGGATCACCTTCAGCGCACGATCAACCGCTTTTTCGATGGCGTGAAGTCCACCGAGGGCATCGACTACAACGGCAACAAGGCGCTGTTTGCAGCCCTTGATGTGACCGTCAAGGACATCGCTGCCGCAAACCCGACGAAATCCAACACATGGGTGCTCAATGAGGCCCACGCCCAGGTGAAGAAGTCGTTTGGCATCGTGTCCGTGCCAAAAGGTGCGGCCAAGCCCGACGCCCAGAAACAGCAAGTCAAAGCCCCCGACTTGTCCAAGGTTCCGCCCAGCATCGCCCGCAAGCCTGCCGCCGCCGCGAGCGATGACGGTGGCGAGTTCGCGCACCTCGAAAAACTGAGCGGCATGGCCTTGGAAAAGGCTGTCGCACGCATGTCGCCAGAACAGCAGGCCCGCTGGGCAGAGGCTGAGTAATGGCAGAAAAGAGAACACTCGCAATGTCCGTCCGGGTGGGCGGAACTGTCTCCATTGATGGGGATCGCGTGAGTGTTCAGGTTGAAGCGAAGTCTGGCCGTCAGGTCCGGCTCGTCTTCACAGCAGATTCGGATGTCTCGATTGCACGCGCTGACCAGCAGGTCAACGCGCTGCAAAACGGACTCCGATTGGAGCCGGTATCCAAGTGATGTCGGTATTTTTGTACGGCGCAGGAAGTGCTGACGTGTTCATCGAAAGGAAAACCAAATGGCACGTACTGTAATTGGCGTCGGCGACGCCCAGGCCGTAAAGAAATACTCGGCCTTTCTGGCTGTTGATGTGGGCAAAAAATCCTACTTCAACCGCAAAATGATGGGCGTCGGCATCGAAGCTGAAACCCCTCTGCAAACCCTGCCACAGCTCGAAAACGATGCTGGCGACACCATTTCCTACGATCTGGTGATGGCGCTGAAGATGAAGCCCGTTCAAGGCGACAACACTCTGCGCGGCAAAGAAGAAGACCTGAAGTTCTACAGCGATTCGGTCAAGATTGACCAGTTGCGCGGCGGCGTGAACACGGGCGGTGCGATGACTCGCAAGCGCACGGTTCACAATCTGCGCAAAGTCGCCCGCGCACGTCAGAGCGATTGGTGGTCCCGTCTGTTCGACGAAACCATCTTCTGCTACCTGTCCGGCGCTCGCGGTGTCGCAACCGACTTCATCGAGGACACGACTTTCACTGGCTACGCCGGTAACTCGTTCGTGGCCCCCGACAGCGCCCACCAGGTCTATGGCGGCGCTGCCACCAGCAAAGCGTCTCTGGCCGCAACCGACAAGCTGACTCTCAGCCTGATCGACAAGCTCGTGACCAAGGCGAACACGATGGGCGGCGGCACGACCGGCGTTCCTCGCATTCAGCCTTGCATGATCGACGGCGAAGAGCGCTACGTGCTGTTGTGCCATGACTTCCAGGTGTACGACCTTCGCACTTCCACGAGCACGGGCCAGTGGCTGGACATCCAGAAAGCCGCCGCCGCTGCCCAAGGCAGTGACAACCCCATCTTCAAGGGTTCCGAAGGCATGTACAACGGCGTCGTGATCCACAAGCACCGCAACGTGATTCGCTTCAGCGATTACGGCGCTGGCAGCAACGTGGCCGCAGCTCGCGCCCTGTTCCTTGGCCGTCAGGCTGGTGTGGTGGCCTTCGGCTCCCCCGGCAATGATCTGCGCTTCGACTGGACCGAGGAAACCGAAGACCGTGGCAACCAAGTGGTCATCAGCACGTCGTCCATCTTCGGCGTGAAGAAGACCAGCTTCACCGTCGGCTCCAACAGCTACGACTTCGGCATCATCGCCGCTGACACCGCTGCTGCCGATCCCACCTGATTGACCGACTGAAAGGAGTAACCAATCATGGCAAACATTCAATCCCAAAACGTGAAGGGTCTTGTTCCCAGCCCTCTCGCAACTGGTCAGGAAGCCGTGTGCATCCGTCAGTCGCTGACGTTGACCGCTGCACAGGTTTCCACCAGCAACGTCCTGGAGATAGCCGACATCCCCGTGGGCTACAGCGTCGTGGACTGGACTGTGGATACCGACGACTTGGACAGCAACGGTACACCTACCGCTGCATTCAAGGTCGGCATCCTCAACTCCGGCAAAACCGATCTGGACACCGGAAACAACATCTGGGCAACCGCCCAGACGACGGCGCAAGCTGGCGGCGTTGCTCGTATGGCAAACCAGAACGCCATCCGTTGTGGCTCGTCCACGTCCAAGCGCACGGCGGGCATCATTTTCACCACTGGCGCAGCGACTGCGGCTGGCGGTGAGATTGGCCTGACCCTGTACCTCAAGGCCGACTGAGTCTGAGCGAGTGGCCCAGATTGCTCCGGGCCACTCACTTGAAAACCAACCGAGAGATGACAATGAAAATTGAATGCACGCTCAAGCGCCATGGTGGTACGAGGGTCGAACTGTTCGGCGCTGAATACCACTTCGCCCCAAACGAAAACGACGGCGCACACGTCTGCGAGGTCGGCGACGAATCTGCAATCGAACGTCTTCTGAGCATTTCCGAGGCATACAAAGAGTATGTCGGTGAGTTTGTTGAAGACAAACTGCAAGAGACAGAAGACCCCAGCGACTACCTCATCACTGACGACAAGGGCAACGACGTTGACCTCGGGAAGATGACGAAAGCGCAACTGGTGGAGTTTGCGAAGGCGAACGAAATCAGCATCAACCGCGATGACAAGAAAGAAGTCATCCTGGAAGAGATCTTCAAGTCGGCAGTCTCCGACTGACCACACAAACAATCACGAAACAAAGCGGCCAATGAGCCGCTTTTTTCATGCCCGGAGCGCCGCCAATGAAGCTGTGGAGCGACTTCTACCCCTACATCACCGTCTATCTGCCGGGATGTGCATACCCCGTCATTGACGAGCAGTTGCGGCAATCTGCAATTGACTTCTGCGAGCGCACTGGCGTTTGGCGCGAATGGCTTGACCCTGTGAAAACAGTCGCCAGCACCAAGCAGTACGACTTCGACATCTTGCCGACGCAAGAGATTGTCCAAGTGGTCCAAGCGACATTGGACGGAGAGCCACTGAGCATCGTTTCATCCGATGACCTCAAAGCGGATTGGCAGTCAAACGAGCCATCACGCCAGGGGTTGACGACATACGACCGCAGATCGTTCTACCTGCTACAGACTCCGTCTGCTGCTGGTCTTGACATCGTCACGAACGTGTCGATCAAGCCATCGCTGACCGCGACTGGAATCAGCGACGAACTCTTTGCCCATTACGCAAGGCCAATCGCGTTCGGCGCAGCGTCCGAGTTGATGCTGATCCCCGGCCAGACCTTCGCAAATCCGTCCCTCTCCGAAAACTTCAGAGAGCGATTCAACGCTGCCGTCGCCAGAACGGCCATCGACAAATTCAGAGCGGACGGGCGCACAGCTCGGCGCTCCAGAGCAAGTTTCTTTTGAGAGGTGAACCATGGCCCTGACAGCCCAATCAATCATCCAGCGAGCCGTTCAGGTCTTGCAAGACACGACATCCGTGCGCTGGCCGGTGGACGAACTCGTCCGCTGGCTCAACGACGGACAGCGGGAAATCGTGCTGTATCGCCCGGACTCCAACACCAAGAGCGCAACCGGAACGCTGGCGGCTGGCACGAGGCAAGACCTCACCACCATGACGGGCGTGAGTTCTCTGAACCCGGCGAAACTGCTGGACATCACGCGCAACATGGCTTCGACCTCAGCCAAGAAGGCTGTGCGCCTCATCAGCCGCGAAATTCTGGACGCACAAACACCTGACTGGCACAACAAAACCCAATCGGTTGATGTCATCCACTACATGTTCGATCCACGCGACCCGCGTGCGTTCTACGTGTACCCGCCTGCCACCAGCGCCGCCCAGCTCGAAATCATCTTCAGCGCATACCCGACAGATGTGGCCGCGCCCAGCGGAACCGACTACACGACCGTGAGCGGAAACATCAGTGTTGCCGACATCTTCGGAAATGCGTTGCTCGACTACATCCTCTACCGCGCTTACACCAAGGACAGCGAGTATGCGGGCAATGCCAACCGAGCCATTGCGCACTACACGGCCTTCGGAAACAGCCTCGGCATCGAAATCAAGGGGACTCTGGGCAATGCCCCGAACATGAACGTCACCTACAACCCGAACAACTTGGCCAACGGCCAGCAACCCAGCACCCGCGCATAAGGAGGAATGATGAATCACTCTGAAAAACTCACCGCCGTGGCCTCTGCCGCAGCCGCCGTCGCAACACAACACAGCGGCGTAGAAGAAATGAAGGCTGAAGGCCGTTACGTCGTGACATGCCGTGAAGTCGTGCCAGAGCACAAGCGCGAGTACGACGCACTGTTCCAAAAATTTGTCGCGAAGCTGGAATCTGGGGACCGAGCTGGAGCCATCGCCATTGAGGCGGAGCTGCAATCCTTCCCGATGCAGGAGGTGTGGGCAGAGCCGATTGATAACGTGGTCTGCACGGTCGGCAAGAATCTGGCGCTGGACACGATCTTGGCCGGGTCGTCCTACACCGTGGTCGGCCCCTACATGGGCTTGATCTCTTCGGTTTCGTTTTCAGCCGTGGCCGCAGCCGACACCATGACATCGCACGCGGGCTGGCTTGAGGCTGGCAGCACCAACGCCCCTACATTTTCCGCACGAGGCACGCCGGCATGGAGCGCGGCAACTGCTGGCGCAAAATCTACAAGTTCGGCTGTCAGCTTCACCATGACTGGCGCTG